AAACTGCCATGCCTTTCTCTGGCCAAGTATGAATGGAAATATGACTCTCCGCAAGCATAGCAATACTAGTGACTCCTTGAGGGTCAAACTTATGTACTGCCAGATTAAGTAGAGTAGATTTACATTCTTTTGTTGCTTTATACAAAAGCATCCGAATAAACTCTTTATCATCAAGAAGTTCAAATGGACAACCCTTAAGGGTAAAAAGGATGTGTCTCATTAACCGAAAGTGGAATCAGGTTCCAGTGCAATGTAATAGTTCAGGTTAAACCTAGAATTTGTAAACTTAGAAAGAAGTTTCTGAGATACAACGACATCATAAGTGCCAGGAATGATTTTGATATTTTCTACCTTAAAGTTAAAGGAGAATTCTTTATCAGTCTCACCCACAATGATAGCAAACTCATTTGAGGTGTCGTTCTTCTTATCACGAACAATCAACTTAACAACACCTGCTTCACCAACAGCAGAAAGGTCAGGGAGTTGATAAACAGCAGATGCTTTGATAAGTCTATCAAGTTGAGAGTGTTCCAGTTGGAAACAAACGTCTTGGGTAGGAAGACTAAGTTCTTTATCAGGAGGAGTAACAATAACTTCGGGGTCAGCAAAGAAATACTTTACTCGACGTTTTCCCTCACGGATAATGAGGTGAGATTCATTGCTAAAGTCGAGGTCTGGGTCTTGGTGAAGACTAAGACCGTTCAGGAACTGGTTAAGGTCATAAATTGCAAAGTCTCGGTCAAAAGACTCTTTCACATCTGCCTCAGCAAGAATATTCTTCATCACACTAATAGTGCGAAGACGAGAACCTGATTTAACTAGAATAGACTGATTGATAGAAGCAAAGTTCTTCAGAACAGTAATAGTTTCAGGGGACAGTTTCATAATTTCAGTTTTCTTCAATAAGGTCGAGATGATTAATCAACAGCATAGTATAATGGAGGACTTTAAACAAGTCTTGACGGGGAGTACCCTTAGAATCATATCGGTCAATGTATTTTACCACATTACCTGCAAAAAATCCTTCCTTACGACTATCTTTGATTTTATCCAGGGTTTGGTCATTACTCTTTGCATCAGAGTAATGTTGACCATAAGTTTTCTTGAGATAATTCTCAAGTTGATTCAAAATTTTATCTTCGTTGTATTTCCAATCTGGTCCAGGGTCAGGGATATTGAGATTGAAGGTGATTGTATCTTCACCAGCTCCACCTCTTACGTGAGAACCAGTGACAGTGCTACCGAAGTCAATAACATCTCCACCACCAAAATAATCCATAGGAACTTCCTGTGCTGCTGCAAAACACATAGTATCAAAATCTGCGGCACCAACAATCGTGTCTCCCGTATTATAAGAGACTCCATACGGATTACCAATAAACTCTACACCATCATCATGCCAAAATGCTTGACTAGGATGGTCTGCAGGATATCGTCCTTCTTCGTCACGTCCATCGTTCTCTTCTACAAATGGACTTTTCCTGTCTGGGTCATTACGGTCATACTCATAGTAGGCATCACTATGCCTGGGTTCTTCTGGCATATTATAGGCAAGAGAGGTTCAAAGCAATCTTACCAATATTGGTAGCATTAGTCAACCAACAATTTTGCTGAACCCTTTGATTTTTTCAAATTTCAACACAGTGTCAAAGTAATCCAGCATCTCATCAGTTTTGTGAGAAATTACCATGACATTTGTGTTTGAAATAACGTACCTAATAATCTTGTAAAAGTATTCAATTCCCATTCCATCAAGGGAACTATCAAATACTTCATCAAGTATCAGTAAGTTAGTGCTAATAGAGTTCTTCATCTGTGCAATCTCTCTCCAGGTAAACAAGAGTGCCAGATTGATTCTCATTTTTTCACCTTCACTAAAAGAAGAGTATGAGAAATTTTCGTGAATCGGTGTTTTTACTGTCTCGTTAAATTCTTCGTCCAGTGAAAAATTAACGTAGAAATCCATGATTTGCAGATACTTATTAATCTGCTGGTTCATAAGAGGGAGATACCTCTTGATGATTTTTGCTTTAACTCCTCCGTCTTTCAATAGACCATGAGTAAACATGTAGTAAGAAGTTATCTCCCTGTATTTTGAACGATCGTTTGTGAGTTTAAATAACTGTGTTTTTAGTTTCTCTAGCACACCTCTCTCAGAATCTGCATCTTCATTCCGTGAGGTAAGTCTTTGAATTTCATTCCCGTATTCTCTAGATTGTCTATTGAGTGCAGAGATTTCAACATTGTTATTAGATATCTCATAGTTTAGATTTTGGATCTCCTTTTGAAAAACAGCAAATTCACGTTCAAGATTTTTTTCATCTTCTATAGCATTACAGAGTTCGACGTAACCACTTTTTAGTTCTTCTAGTTTTTGTTGGTGCCCGTCTCTTTTATTTAACCTAAATGATTCCTCAATAGTTTGAGTGCAGGTTGGGCATACCGAACTTTCATTGAAAAACTGTATCTGTTGTTGCTCAGTTTCAATTTTATCTTGAACTTTTGCTTGAAGATTAGTTAGTTTCTGTGTTTTCTTTGGAGAATATGCTAGAGCATCTACTTTACTTTGTATCTTTTCTATCTTTTTATTAATTTCATCATTATCCTTAGTAATTATTTCTATCTCTTCCTGAACTACTTTTATCTTATCTTCTCTACTCTTTATTTGTTCTTCTTTATTTTTTTCAATATTAGCAATCATCCTTTTCTGCATCTCAATTTTTTCTTTGAGTGCAAGTTCATCTCTATGAATTTCTTCTGTCTTTGAGATTGCTCCTTTGATTTTCTCTTTGATAATTCCGTTCATAGAAGAGAAGATTCTAATATCCAACAAATCTTCCACAACTTCTCTTCTATGTGACGAAGAAAGTTGCATGAACGGAACAAAAGATGCACTACCAAGAATAACAATCTGTGTAAAAGATTTGAAGTTCAACTTCAATACATTCTTTTCCAACCAAGACTGCTGGTCATTATTGGATGCCAGTTGGTCCAGGACCTCTCCATTGCGGTGAATTTCAAATATTGCTGGTTTGATGCCACGCACAATCTTCCATTGAGAATTAAGAGTCTCAAACTCCAATTCAACTACGCAGTCTTTTTCATTCGTGGAATTTACCAACTGACTTTTGGTAATTTTCCTGAATGCTTTATTGAACAAACAAAAGCACAAAGCATCTAAAAGGGTAGATTTGCCACTACCGTTACTTCCAATAATTAGAGTGTTCTGTGTTTTTTGAAAATTTATTTCAGTAAAATTGTTCCCAGTTGAAAGAAAATTACGATATCGAATTTTGCTGAAAGTTATCATCTCTTGGTGGAATCACAAAGTCATTTTTAGTTATTATAGCATAGCTATAGTTGTAAGCATCACAAGTTTTTATGGCATTTTCACCATCCACTTCTACAACTGCCATAGCAGGGTAGTCTTCTGCCTCTAGTAGGATTGCATATCGTTCTGCATCGTCTTCCTCCTCAAAGAAGAACACAGACTGCTCTCCGTGCTCATCTAGCACAGAATAAGCCCCCTCATCTTCTTGCCCTTTAATTGCTAGTATGAACATACCCCATACTACTATTTTTAGTATTTATTAAAATCATTCGACTTCTAATGCTTCTGCATATACATCTCTCATGATTTTCTTTGCGATACCTTTGTCCAAATCAAACTCAGATTCTTCAATGTATCGTTCAAGTGTAGTGATAGTATCTTCGATGTCAATATCTGCTTCTTCAAACTCATTATCATTGAAATCCAAAACTTCAGATATCTTTAACTCAAGCATAGAAGCAGTAGTTAGTTTATCAAGAAACTTATCATACTCTTTTTGACTGCTTTTCTTCTTAACAATCAGTTTTACTATCTTATCATTATAGACTTCTGGATTCAAAGTGCTGATATCCGAATCTTCGTAATAGATTTTCTCGAAGATTGTATATGGATTTTGAATATGTGTTAGTTCGAGTGTATCAGTATCAAAGTAATTAAATCCCCTCACATCATTCCAGTCATTCCAGAACATCTGATAGGGATTCCCAACATAGAATACCTTACCATCATTACTTCTCGTATGATAGTGCCCAGAAAATACTCTATCAAAGTTTTTAAATATATCTTTGTCCATACCATGCTCCATGGTCTGTCCAGGAAATATTGTGAATCCCTGAAGTTCTAGATGACCAAAGGCAACCTTTGCTTTTGTGGATTTAATGAGACTAAAAGTTTCTTCTTGATTATCAGAATTAATCCAAGGGAGCATGAGAATAGGCAGTCCCTCAACATTATATTCTCTCGGAGAAGAAATCTTTATTACATTATCATATTCATCTAAAAGGGAATCAATAGAGTTTACTTTATTACTATTCTTATAGTAAGTATCATGATTCCCAACGATACTATAAACAGTTATTCCTAATTCTTTATACTTATCATAAACATACTTTTTTGCCCACCATAATGCCCAATAATCAATCCCCTTACGATTATCAAAAGCATCACCCAGGTGGATAACAACTTTTATATTATCTCTTTCTAAGGTAGGAAAAAAGATATTAGTATAAAACTTTTCAAAAAAGTCATGAAAATTTTTATTTGCTTTTTTAAAGTTGTAATGAGTGTCAGTAATTAAAGCAATCTTCATTGATAAAGTTTCAGTTGGATGTTGTCCTTAATGCTATTATACTCAGATGAGTTGTAAATATCACCATCTACAGTAAAGACTTCATCATATCCACTTCTTTCAATAATCTTTTCTTTAATTTCCATCTGCTTCTTCTCTTTATGAATTCTTCTCAGGAAAGCATAGTAGACAATCTGAGTGAAGTAAGCAAAAGGATTAGTTCTCTCTACGTTAAAGTTATTGATGTAATGAACGCAGTTTTCAATACCATCACTAATCATATCTTCTCTGAACATATAGTTCACGAAGTTAGGTCGATATGAAAGGTGGGTTGCAATCTTCAAGAAGCAACTTCCCAAATAGTTTGAAATCTTCGGAGGTGGAAGTCCCTTTTCCTTTGCAATGTCAACAAGATGCTTATGCTCAACTAGAGCAGCATGGAATTCTTTATTATTAACATAGTGGGGATTCTTACGTTCTTTTCTCATTACGTTTGTTTTAAGATGTTAAGAGTATAACGTAAACAGTGTACATTGTCCAGTTGTAAGTAACACTTGACACGTCTTTCCCTAGTGTGTATAATGACTCTGTGGAGTTTGAAGAAACAATAATATATTAATTAGTAGATTTATAAAGTTTCTCTAGGGAGATTCTTGCTTCAGAAATAGAAGATAAGTAACCCATGTGTTCCGAAGGTCTCTTTGAGTTTGCTTTGGAACCTTTTTCTTTTGTTCTTAGATACTTTTTGTACATTGCCAAAAGATCTTCATCATTGACTTCAGACATGGTAATAACCTTGTCCATATTTACAACGAACATTGAATCATCAGTAAATTTTATCCAAGGATTTATCTTGACACCAGTAAGTCCCATCTGACGGATTGAAACCGTTTCTACTGTTACTGGATTATCTAAAATCAGTATTGTTCTGTCTTCCTCTTCACAGGGACATACTTTTGAAAATACTTCTTCTCCAGAAGTTAATTTAATGATTGCATAAAATTCTTCTTCCATATTTATTCTTTAAAATTGATTTGCAATACTTCATAGTTAAAATGTTCTTCATTATAGATTTTAATCCGTTCAATTAGATGATTTAAAGTATAATTCTTTCTTGACTTATATGTAATATCATCGGCAATATCATAAAGAATTGCACTAGACTTCTTATCTCCTTTTCTGAGAATACGTCCGATAGATTGTAAGTTTCTTACTCTTGACTTTGAAGGAGATGCAAATATTACATTGTGCAGATTTTTAATGTTAACGCCCGTACTAAATGTCCCGTAAGATGCAACGATGATTGCATTGGATTCTTTCTCAGTAATCTCTCTTACCCTTTCCCTTTCTTGAGCGTCAACTCCACCATAAACGAAGAAGATTCTTCGGTCTTTTGCTGCAGAATTATTTATCAGGTTATAAATTGGCATACCATGAGCTTCTACTCGATTGAATAGAATCAAAGTATTTCCTTTTAAATCTAATGCTAAATTTTTAATGAACTTATTTCTTTTCTCGTGACTTATTAAGTATTGAACTTCTTCCTCGTACTCACCAAACTTATGCTCATCATGCTTTAGAAGAAGAACTTTAATTTGTAGTTTAGAAAGATGTCCCTTCTCAATCAATTCTTTTGTTTGAGTTACTCTGTATGATGGACCAAAAAGACCTTCTAAAACCCACTTATGAGTTTGTGAACCATCTAATGTTCCAGTAAATCCAAATCTATACTTTGAGTTATCACACTTGGTCATCATTCCAACTAAAGACTTGGACTTGAATAAGTGTGCTTCATCACCAATTACAACTTCAAAGTCTTCATAGAATTTTCTGTTTAATTTATAGATTGATTGCCACGTAGTAATGACAACGTTCTTATTAGTCTCTTTCTCTTTACCAGAATAAATTTTGTGACAATGCTTTTCTGAATCCCAACCATAATCCTCAAAGTCCTTATACATCTGCTCTACAAGAGATGTGGTAGGAACTACAAGTAAAATTCTTTTATTGAGTGCAGTAAAGTAACGAACAATCGAGTAAATCATCATAGATTTACCAGATGCTGTAGGAGAAATAAGCAACTTACGATTGAATCTTAAGGCATCATATACTGCCTCTACTTGATAATCTCTTGGTTTATATTTGGTGATTCTCTCCATGAACTCTTTGACTCCCTCATAGGAGACATGAGAGTTTTCTTCAAATGGAGTTCCATAAAATTTATTATCTTCAAACTCAATTGTATAGTTTGATTTTCTTGCCCAAGAAGTAATCTTATCAAGAAGACCCACATATATCTCACCATTGTGTGGTGAGTATAAACGTATCTTCCCGTCCCAATATTTACTTCTATATTGAGGCATAAACTTTGCCCCAGGGACCTCAAACGTAAAATAATCTGATAGTTCTTGTTGTATATAAGGTTCTGCGGTTACATTTAAATAAACTTCGTTTTTCTTTCGTATTTTAATATTAGTCATATCCAGCAGTGAACTTCATAAATTCTATGGCATTCTTTATTTGGTAAGTTCTATTGAGAATCGTCTTTAAGATACTATCCAAATAATTCAACATGGTTTGGTAATATTCTATTTTTGATACTGATTTAATAATCTCTTCATCAGCATCTAGATATTTGTCCATGTCTGGTTTTAACACCTTATGGTCAAAAGGTTCATTGATGTAAACCTCTGGTTCAGATTTCCCAGAGTAATACAACCATTTTTTCTTCTTTAAAATTTTGTAGTTATTTTCCTCCATTTTTTTCAGGAGGATTATTTTATTGTAAATGTGATAATATTTTGAATGCAATGCTGGAATTTTGATAGATTCTTCATGCAAATTGTCTGGATCTAATTTTGAATCTTCTTCCCACAGTGCTTGAATCTCATCAATGTTCATGCTTTAGAAATAATGTAATTAGTATACTTAAAAGTTACATTTGCTGTAATGTAATTAGTATCTTCCGATTTAGCATCGAAATCAATTGTAGATAGAGAGACAGGAAATAATCCTTGAAATCTTACGTTCACAACAGGATTGAAATTACTATTGTAAACAATTAGTGTCCCGTCACTTTGACCACTGTTTGCGTTACTGATACCTGGACTTTGAGGGTCTGCACGAAGCAAATCATCATACTGCTCAACAGATTCTGGAAATCCAAGTCCCTTTAACCAGTTGTGCATAATGATATAGTTCTCCATCTCTTCATCAACTATGAAATCGAGACTAAAATCATCGTAGGTTAATTTATCTCCAGGGATTGGAATATCTTTGAGATAAGTTGGTTGAAATGCTACTCCTAAATTTATTGCAGGAATTAGTGCAGTATTAGAAAGAAAGTCTACCTTTGGGTATTTTGCCAAAACAAACTTAAACCCAGAAGAGGATAGAAAATTTCTATTCCCTAATTGTTTCTGTAACGGTGAAAGTAAATTCATGATAAAAGAATACCTACCGAAGTATTTATCCATAAAAAAAGGACCCCCTTTCGGGAGTCCTGTAAAACCTGTGGTGATGAATCACATGAGGTTGTCAACACGTACTCTTCTGTAGTAACGGTTGGAGTTGGACTCAAGACGACCGAGGCCAGCATTGGTGCCTTCCGCAAATGGGTTAGCAACGATGCCGTAACGAGTCTTGAAGCCAATCTTAGGCTGGAAGGTGTTCTCTCCAACTGCACGTACCATCTGGAGGGGTACATATGGGCAGTAGAATAGACCTGCGTCATATGGGGAGGAACCCTTATAACCAACAACGTAGTACTGTGATGCTGCGTTGTTTGCTGCATATGGGTCAATGTAGACTCTGTAACGACCGTTGAGGATACCTGCGAAGGTGTTGCCTGCGTCGTCTACGTTGAGGTTTGCATTGAGTGCAGGGGTGTAGTCGAGGAGACCTGCGTGGGTGAGGGCTGATGCAACGTCTGCGGAGCAGAGGATCATGTTGCCCTTTCCTCTACGAGTTCTCTGTGCGATTTGGTTCGCATCTCTCTCGATTTGGAAGATAAGTCCCTTGAACTTCTCAACAGACCAACGACCATTAGAGTCAACGTCTAGGTCGAATGTACCTGCGGTTGCTGTGTTGAGGGTTGCACCCTGCTCAGCAATCTTGTAGATGGTTCTGATGACTTCACGGTTGATTTCAGCAAGAATCTCTGTGGAGAGAATATTTGCCAACTCAGCCTCAGCATTCAGACCATGGATTGCCTTGAGGTCTTGTGCGAGTTCTAGGGAGTACTCTGCCTTGAGTGCTCTTGACTTCGCAGTGACGGTAACTTTCTCGATTGAGAAAGCCATCTCATTGAAGTGGGTGGATCCAGAACCAAGTCTCTCTGCCTCAGCAGTAGACATACCTTCACCAACGTTGTATGCAGTCTTATCTGCAGTTGCGGTTGGGTTGAGGAGACCAGGGTTGGAACCTGCCTGTGCAGTAGTACCGAAACCAACAGATGCACCAGATGCTGCGGAAGCACCAGTGGTATCCTGTCCAGAGAATGCGGTATCTGCTTCGTCGAATAGTGCTTCTGCACCGTTCTGATCGACGTACTTAGAACGCATCGCAAAGATGAGTCCTGTTGGTGCGTTCATTGGTTGGACGCCTGCGAGGTCATATGCGACCAAGTTAGGCATTGAACGACGGATTAGGGAGATGAGAACTGGGTCAAAACCTGCAACAGGTGATGCTGCATCTGCACCGAAACCTGGGTTTCCTGTGCTGCTTGGGTCGGTGTTGACGGTTGGGGTCTCATAGAGGAACTCACGCTCTTCACGGAGTGCTCTCTCTTGGTTTTCTAGCAGGATAGCAGTAACTGCTCTTCTGTGGGAATCCTTAATTTCACCAAGACCGTTATAGTCGAGGAGAGGTGCCCACTTTTCCTGCAGATGTTCTGCGTTGAACATTTGCATTGGTTTTTACCTCTGATTAAAAAAGTTAGTTTGTTTGATAATTAAAAAATCACTTTTTGGAAACTCTCTCAAGAGTCTTTAGATACATATCCATTGAGCCTGAAACTGCACCTTCGGTGAAATCAGTTTCTTCTGCAATGTAATCTTGAGTGTTTCTCTGAGTAACTACCTTTGAAGGGAAGTATGATTCCTTCAATGTTACTAGTTTCTCACGATAGTCTTCTTCACTTACAAACTCAACATTTTCAGCAAGGGTTGCGAGCTTTTCCTTTTGGGAAAGTGCTAGTCCCTCAGTAACATCAGCAAAAACAACATCAGTTGCGGATTCTGCTAATCTCTTGTTAAGAGAAACATTTCTCTCGATCTGCTCGTTGAGTTTAGACTCCATTTCATCAAGTTTTTCTACCATGCTCTCAAGCACATCATATTTTTCTTCAGGGATTGATACATAATGTTCTTCAAAAAGGCCCTTCAGGCCAGTGAGGAATGACTCAGTTGCCTGAGCTTGGATTCCTCTTTCAACTGCAAGTGCGTTCTCCTGAACCCACTCGTCAGCAACATATTCAAGATAAGAATCGAGTCTCTCAGTTAGAGACTCTTCGATTTCAGAAATTGCAAGGCCAAGTTGCTCTTCATACTGAGCAACGATTGCCTCTTCAATCTGTTGAGTTCTAGCATTTAGTGCTGCCTCAAAGACTGTCTTTGCTTTATCTCTGAATTCTTCGGAGAGTTCTTCACCAGAAAGAAGTGCGTTAACATCTTCTTCAATTGCTTCTTCGATTTGAGCAATTGCTTCTGGTACTTCTTCCTCAGCAACAACTTCTTCGGAAGTCTCTTCGGACTCAGCAACTACTTCATCAGTTACTTCGTCTGCTTCTGCTACGACTTCTTCTTCGGACTCTTCAACTTCTTCCTTTGCAACTTTCATTGCTTCAGCTTTTGCTGCCTTAGCAT